CCAGAAATGATAGAAATTGCAGATCGGCTTGGAGGTATGAGACATATCGTAACAGCAGAGTTGATTGATGACAAAAAAATACTGCTTCTGAATTTCTTCGAGATTCAGGCCCTCAAGAAAGGAAAAACAGAAGCAGATTTCCGGACATTTCTGTCACACGAGGATTATATCACACAAGATTTGAAAACGTCAAAGACAAAATGGCTTACAGCATCATTCCATGGAATGTATAACTTTTCCTTTATGGATTATGTGTGGAATCAGCAGGAACATAAAAGCTCATATAGGTTGAACGTATTCATGAGATCGGATGAAGAGTTGAAAATGGTAAAGGATTTTTTCAGAGAATACTCTACGCCTGATGATGAATACGGATTGTGGACAGGAATACATAGGTTTCAGCAAGAGGTTTTGGATAAACGTCTGGCAAAAAAGCATAAAAAAGAAACTGACAAGATCGATGTGATAATGAATCCGATAAAGGATGCACCGAAAGAATTTTTCGATTGGGTGTGGGATACAGGAATGAGTTTTGCGCGATACCTGATTTACAAGGAGGTGAAAAAAGGCAAGGCATTATGTGAGTGTACACATTGTAAGAAAACCGGAATTGTGGACAGAAAAAAGATTCGTCTGCGGAACAATGAGAAAGGAATCTGCCCATTCTGTGGTAGTAGAGTAACTATTAAAGCGAAAGGTCGAATGCCTGCACAGACACATGACGAACGGTGGTTCGTATATGTGGATCCGACAAAAGATGGGTTTGTATTCCGATATTTCCACGCACATCAATTGATGAAAAGTGATGGTTATTTGGATGTGGCAATACATAAAAAGCGGATCGAAAGAGAGATTTCTGAAAATAGCAGAGCTATTTATACATTCCCAAAAGGAAAACCAAAATATGAATCCTATGAGTGGGGAGTATATAAGCAGAGAGGTGATTATCGCTGGTGTCCAGATCAAGGGAAGATTGCCTGCATGGAATGCATTTTATATCCGAGAAATCTACCACAGGCGTGGGAACACACTCCCATGAAATATTCGGCCTTGGAAGTGCTTTCGACAAATCTTCCTACAGTTTCTATGAGATATGAGGATGCAATCGAAAAGTATATAGAATTTCCGAAAATGGAATGGATCTGCAAAATGGGACTCAATAAGATTGCAAAAGGCATTATTAATTCACGATATAGCGGCTATCAGACAGGTAAGGTAAATATTAAAGGGAATACCATATATGAAATTTTAGGACTTACAAAGGTCAATACAAGAATACTGCAAGCTGTTGATGGGAACCACGATATACTTCGACTGTTGCAGGTAGCACAGCAGATTGGCTTACAGTTTAAACCGGAGCAGCTCAAAGAGTATTATGAAACGTTTGGGTGTAATACGGATTTATTGAAACAGGCTAACAGAAAAACAACGCTTCATAAAATTGTGAAGTATATTACAAAAGAAAGCGAAAACTACCCAATCGGCGAACAGGGGGCATGCTTGGGGTACTCATACATGAGATACAAAGAACGGGAAGATCCGCGAATTGAAAGAAAACAGAATATGGCAAAGGACTGGCTTGAGTATCTGAAATGGTGTAAAGAACTTGGATACGATTTGAATAATATGTTTTTTTATATGCCCCTAAATTTCAGGAAAGTCCATGATCGGACTGCAAAAGAATATCAGAAATTCTTGGACAAGAAGGCAGTAGCGGAGAAAAAGCGCCGGGAACGTGAGGCCAAGAAGCGGATGGCAGAGACCAAGAAGGCACTAGAGGAAATTCTTGGAGAAAACGGGAATATTCAAAACGCTTTCCAGATCAAAGGAAAAGGGTTGCTTCTGGTTGTTCCTGCCAGTGCGGAGGATATTAAGGCGGAGGGCGCAGCCTTGCATCATTGTGTGGGCACCTACGTTGACAGAGTGGCCAGAGGGGAAACCAACATTTTCTTTATCCGGAAGGAAAAAGAACCGGACAAGCCATATTTCACAATGGAATGGAGAGACAACGATATCGTACAGTGCCGAGGATCCCGAAATTGCGGAATGACACCGGAAGTAAAAGCTTTTACCGAGGCTTTCAAAAAGAAAATGTTGGAAACTATTGAAAAGGACAAAGATAAAGGACTAAGGAGGTGCGGATAATATGGGAACTCAGATAATAAGGAGCATACGGAAGGGATCCGCACAATGGTCCGAAGAAGATAGGCTTCAGTTGGTATCGATACTAGCAAAAGCGGGATATGCGGTCAAGATAGGAAGGCGTATCTCTCCCGGGCAAGAAAATAAAGCAAGGCCGCAGATGGAATATACTGTTGAATACTGGGAGACGGAATGATGGCAAAAAAGAAAAAAGCTAAAAAACCTATATCAAGGATAAGTACTTATTTAAAATTTGGATTTGTAATAACAGAACATGAATATTATTACTGCCCGAGGTGTAATCGCATTTTAAATGCTGGACGGAATTATCAGCCTAAATACTGTGATAGGTGTGGACAAAAACTTGATTTTTCAGGGATTAAGTGGAAAGAGGATAAGGAGATTGGTTACTCAGGAGGGAGGAATATGGATGAATCGGTCGAAAATAGAGTGGTGTGACCATACATTGAATATTGTCACGGGGTGTCGGCATGGATGCGAGTATTGCTATGCAAGAACTATGAGCCTTAGATTTTCTGGGAATGTAAAGTTGAACATAACGAGGGTGGACAAATACCGGAAAGATGAAGGCGGGTATGTGCTGGACAATCCATTCATCGGGGAAAACGGAAAACAGATCATTTATCCTTTTGGATTTGAGCCAACAATGCACAGATACCGCTTCGATACGCTCGATAAGTTGAAGATGGGGCAGAACATTTTTGTTGGAGCCATGGCAGACCTGTTCGGAGACTGGGTTCCAGATGCCTGGATCGATAAAGTGTTTCAGTGTTGCATGGAGCATCCACAGCATAATTATTTATTCCTTACCAAAAACACGGAGAGATATGCAGACTTAGATATGCTTCCGGATGGGGAGAATATGTTTTACGGAACATCGATAACAAGGGAAGATGAAATGCATAAGTTCAATTTCCTGCCGGCGCGGCGCAACACATTTGTGAGTATAGAGCCGATTTTGGAAGATGTTCTCCCGGAGAGACACAACCTTTTGTTCCGGCAAGTGGACTGGGTAATTATTGGAGCTGAGACGGGCAGGAGAAAGGGAAAGGTTGTTCCCGATCCGGAATGGATTCAGAAGATTGTTGAAGTGGCAGAACAGGAGAAGACGCCGGTATTTATGAAAGACAGCCTAATTGAGATTGTTGGGGAAGATGCCATGAAGAGGGAGTTCCCTCCTCAGCTTCTTGTAAGAAAAAAGAGTGAGAAAATTCTTGCGAAGTTAATGGGAGAATGCGCAGAATGCCACAAGAAGAAAGAGAAAAGCAAGATGGTATCCATTACAGCACGGACTAAAAGGGGTGGAAAGACAAACGCCTTTGCGTATATGTGTAAACCGTGTTTTGTCAAGTGGTGCAAAGAACATGGAGTAAATGTTCCTCCGCTTGAAGGGCTGGAGGACAAATAGAAAGGAGCAGACATGGGAAAGAGTAAACGGAATTGTAGAAGGACAGAAGATGAAGTACGCATCCATGAAAAGGCAGTGAAGATGCGAAAAATGACAGATGAACAGCTTGTACATTATGTAGAGGATAGGGTTGAGAAAGCCAGAAGCGAGGGATTTAACAGTGGCAGGAAATTGGTCGGAAACAGGAAAAATACAAAGGAATTTCTTGCAGAGTTGCAGACCTCCAAAATTCCGGGAATTGGAGCTGTTACGATCAATAAATTATTGAAGGTGGCAACGGAGCATGGATACATACAGTAGGGCGTTAATAGGGAGCCGGTCCAGGGCATCGGGAGAATATTTTGAAGGAATGATCAGCGTGGCTTGCCAGTTCTATGAGGAAAAGGGGATTTCTGTTATAGAGAAAACTCCGGAGCCGATGAGGGTGCTTAAACCGTACGACCGGAAAAGAGGACAATTTATCTGCTGCTTTGCGAAGCAGGCACAACCGGACTTCAAAGGGGTGTTAATGGATGCGACTATGGTGCTGTTCGACGCAAAGCATACGGATAAAGAGAGAATCATGAGAGATGCAGTTACGGAAGAACAGGAGAGTTGCTTTGAAAGATACATGAAACTCGGGGCGATGTGCTTCCTAGTGGTATCAATAGGATTGGACAACTTTTACCGTGTTCCATGGGTGGTCTTTCGCGACATGAAAAAGATCTACGGTCACAAATACATGGATAGAAAAGATCTCGAAGTATATAAAATCAAGTATTCAAACGGAGTTCTACGATTTTTAGATGGGATAGAACTCAGGGAAGGAGGCAGATCATGAAGTTAAAAAAGTATGAGTTAGTTAGAACTATTGATAAGGTAAAGAGCGTTGTGCAGAAAAATCCGCAAATACCCGCTCTTGGAGGTGTTTTAATCAAGGGAGGTTATGCAATAGCTGCAAACGGAGAAATGACGATACAGGTCAAATTAGAGGGTGCAGAGGACGAATCATTCATCGTGCCAATGAAAGCGTTTGACTTGATAAAAAACCTTCCGGAGGGCGACGTAGAGATTATCTGCGACAATAAAGATGTCGTGACGATTAAGATGGAGAAGATTAAAAACAGCTATCAGTCATTCCCGGCGGAAAATTTTATGTACGATAAAACCGAAATGGGAGAAGAGAAGGGAATAGTCCTTCCGGGAGCGCTTTTGATGGAGGCAATATCGCATGCACTTTATGCGGTTGCCGACAAGTCGCCGGGACGGCCGGAGCTTGAAGGAATATATCTCGAAGGCGAAAATGATAACCTGAACCTTGCAGCTACTGATGGTCATGTTATGTGTTGGGATCAGATCAATGCTGTTTCCGGTGTTTCTGGATTAAAGCTGATTGTTCCCAAAACGGCGGCAAAGAAACTTACTTCAATGGGTATGGATGATGATATAACACTTTCACACGATGCAAACAGTGCGATTTTCAAGACCGATGCATACTTGATCCGTACCAGAATTCGCGATGGTAAATTTGTTCCGTATCAGAAGATGTTTGTGAATATGGAGAATTACGCCATAGTAAACAGGGAGGAGCTCATAGGTGCCATGACCAGGGCGAAGATGTGTACTGATGAAAGCGTTCCTGCTGAGTTTGATATTGATGGAGAAGAAATCAATGTGATCCTTCAGGATAAAGTGACAAATTATCGCGAGAAAATCATGCTCAAAAGCCCGATTGAGAAGCCGATTCGTATTGGGTTTGACTCCCGCTTGGTGCTGGAAACAATAAAGGCATTCACTTGTGAGAATATAACTTTGAATTTTTCTTCGCCTTCGACTCCGATGATTGTTCAGGCTGAAGATTCCGATATGAAGGCTCTTGTCCTTCCCGTTAGATTGAGAGGTGCATCATAATGATGAAGATAGATGAGAAGATACTGAAACTTCTGGAATACGACTTAAAACCAACAACCAGAGGAGGGTGGAAAATTACTGAAGAGATGCGAGCATTAATCCACGAAATTTCTGAGGAGTGCAAAGGTATGGAAATAGTTCAAAGAGTAACGAAAGATAAGGAGGAGTGGCTTGATCATGCCACTCCGGAGGAAGTTTACATCCATATGCTGAAAAAAATAGTGGAAGCACCGACAAGGATGCATATGATTTGCGTTCCGAGAATTTTGCTCCCCATTATAGACAGAAAGCTTAACAGCGAAAATGACAGATTTCCTCATGTAGTCGGACAAGGAGCTGAAATTTATTATAACGGAGAATGGAAAAGAGGGAAGATTGTTGAAGGGTATCGGTTCAAAGACGGGGTTGTAACGATAGAAACCCCTGAAGGTAAGCTGATATGGTGCGGAGAAGACAGAAAGGATTTATACCGACCAGTGAAAGCGGAAGATCAGGTGCGAGGATGATGGTATGGAAGGCAAAGAACAAAGATTATGGTTTCTTTTCCAGTTTCTCCATGAGGTCGAAGAAGAAATGTC